AGAAGATGTGCACGCGCGCTATTTACGAGACCATCTCGACCGGCTTAATAAATTAATTGATGAGGATGTACCTCAAACAGTTGCACCATGTAAGGATACAGCTCTTGTTGACCCCAATAAGCCTGCTAAGGTGGTCGGCCTTGATGATGACCGCATGTTACGACTTCTGGAGATTTTTGCGTATCTACTTGCTCAAGGCTATGACCCTGTAGAAGTTCTCGGGAAAAAACTGCCCATTCCTGCGGATATTTTAACTCGGATGGCTCAGCCAAAGGCGCCGCTGCTGCGTGATTATGAAAGTGAATTTGAACGCGAGCGCGGTGCTGGAAAGAGACCGCCTTATACGCGGACCCTTATTAAAATTAAGAAGGTTCTTGAAGATGATGAGGGGCTTTTAGCAGCAATTGCGCCTGAAGAGGCGCTTGGTGTACTTCGTGATATTGAAGATAAATTAAAGATTAATCCGAAACACACGGGCACGATTAAGGAGCGTCGTGATGGAATTATTGGAGAAATTGATAAACTTCAAAAGGCTTTGGCGGCTGCGGAGGCCGAGATACAGAGGCTACAGGCGGAAAAGGAGAGACTAGAGCAGGCGCTTGTAAAAGCAAATCAACGCATCAAGGAGTTAGAAGCTGAACTTGTCAAGAAAGACGCCCAGATTGCGCAACTTCAAAAAGACCTTGCCGCAGAAAAAGCAATAAGTGCTGATTTACGGAAGCAACTTGATGCGGCAAAAGCAGAGATTGCGCAACTAAAGAAAGACCTGGCTGCTGCGCAAGCAGAAGTTGCTAGACTAACGGCTGAACTTGCTAAGGCTCAGGCAGAAATCACGCGCCTAAATGTAGTTATTACAGGGTTAGAAGCACAGATTACACAATTAAAGGCTGATCTCGCTGCCGCACAAGAACAGATTCGCACACTTGAAGCAGAAGTTCAGCGCCTTAGAAATGAACTTCATATTGCGAAGCAAAAATATCTTGAATTATTTAATAAATATAATCTATTAGAAAGAGAATTAAATGAAACAAAAAGAATACTTGCTGCGGCAGTAGAAGAGATTGCCTATTGGATGAAAATTCGAGATGAATATGAAGCCTTACTTCGTGAACTTCCTGATACAGATGGCTCTACACCCGACAACACAATATTTAATCTTATGATATATGCGATTCGTATATGTGATGAATATGAAAGACTTGTTCAAGATTTATTAAAATATATAGATGAACTAAACAAGGAGATTCTTTTTTGGGTACAAATATCCAATGAATATGAGAGACTCGTTCAAGATTTATTAAAATATATAGATGATTTAAATCAGGAGATTATTTTTTGGGTACAAATATCCGATGAATATACGAAATTAGTTGATGATATGATTAAAGAAATAGAAGATTTAGAACATATAAATGTTACATTGATGAGTTATCTTAATAAATATGCTAGACTTGTAGATGAGTATGGGAATGCCCTTGAAGAAGTCATCACAGAAAATGAACAATTAAGGCAACAAGTTGCTGACCTAACACAGGATAAAGCGTATATATTACAACTTCTTACATATATTTGGGATAGCCTTGGCGCATTTATTGAACGCATGCGCAGAGATGGCTTGATTCTACCAGGTCCGTATCCAGCGCTAGGTAACGGAGATTTAGATACGCTTCATACTAGCACGAATACACTTGGTCAGTTTTTGGAAGCTGTTCAAATGCCACCTGTGCCTGCTGCTCCAAATATGAATTCTTCAATTCTCTGTATGTTAAATACACTGTATTTTATTCTGATTTCACAAATGGACCCCGCAGTTGAACCTATTTTACTTGATATCTACAAATTGCTTCAGCCAGATGAACGCGACTTTGTTGTAAAGTTTTTCTTCAAACTGGTTTTTGCAATTCATAAGAATCTGCTTCGTTTACCAAATTCAATTGAAGGCTCTATGGATAGAATTGAGGGAATCACTGCTCGGCTTCAACAACCTATATTAAATCTTTTTACTTACCAGGATAGTGTACACTCTACATTTGAAAATTTTGTTGATGACCCCCGTTTTTTCAATAAAATATATACAAATGGGAATCAAAGACAACAAGATAATAAACAAAATACGACCTTTATGGCATACATCTTTTTCTTAAGTGTTTTAGCAGGTACTCTTGATGAAAATAAAGCCGCATTAAGAGAATTTGGATGTTCGATGGAGGGTGATTTGGGCGAAGTTGTACCGCCACCTGGCCCTAATACATTTACACTCACATTGGCGACAGAACCAGCAGGTCAAGGTGTTCTTGAAGGTGCTGGGAATATTAATACTGGCATTGCTCAAGCCATATCATGGAATGCAAATGGTTCCGAGTATACCTTTGATCATTGGGAGCCGCGCGAATCTGTTGAAACCCCTGATTCTGCTCAGACAATGGCAAAGCCTATTAGAAAAGACACAGCAATTACTGCGCATTTGACCGAGTCAGCACCGCCACCGCCGCCACCGCCGCCACCGCCGCCACCGCCATCACCTGAAATACTATTTAATCCTAAAGACTATTGTGACGAATATATACGAACCTTTTTTAGACCTGGTCCTACAAAATCTGATAAGATTGGTTCTGAGTTTGAAAAGCAAAAACAGAAATTTAAGGATGCTCTTGAACGGAGATTTCCAGGAAAAGGCACTGAATATTTTACACAGATACAGGAGGCTTGTCCCTGGAAAGCATGGAATTCAGAAACTCATGTAAATCCTCACGACCAGAACCCAGAACATCTCCCCCCGCAAGCCTTTCTATCAGGTACAAGTGCCTCAGCAATTGGAAGTCCAACCCGCGCAGGCATTCCTAGACAGCCTATTCCATCTGGATTAAGTGCCATTTCGCGTAGAAGAGGTGGTTCTTTAAAGCGCAAGGCTAAACTGCGTCGGCGCACCTACAAAAGAAGAACCCTCTGAATAGTATGACTGAAAAGGAGAGCCCCCACTATATTCCGAATATTGCGCTCAAAGCGAAATATGCGCTGTATAGTGCCCTTGTATTCTTTGTAGTTGCGAATCCTGAGACCTATCGTGTAACAAACAATGCCTTCAGCTGGTTTGTTGTGATTGCGGACCCCGCAGGCCATCCTACACCCCTCGGATTCTTTGTACACACCTTTTTATTCTTTTTATTGCTCTGGGGACTCATGCTATTCCCTCGCGACTAGTAAGTCCTGTTCAATCTGTTTGCTATATTTCAAATCAGCATAGAGTGTCTTAAAGATATATGCCTCCGAAACCTGTTGGGCCCGCTCAGCCTCGAAGCCCTTTGAAAGAAGACTTGTATAGACACTTGCTGCGAGATGCCGTTGCTTATCTGTCCAGCGCGGGTCAGTAAGCGCAGTTAGACTCGGCGCATATTCAATCCAACGGCCGCGGCGAAAGACTGCGAACACATCCATTTATAAATTTGATGTGTTCAGAGTTTAGACTGCTCTGTCATGTTGTTCCGCCTGTTTACTCTTGGATTTCTTCCCACTATCCTGGCCACTTACCGTAATTGCGGCTCGAGCACTGACCTTGCCAAGAATCTTGTTATCTCTATTGTACCCGATGCGGCCAAGGCGGGTGACCAGGTAACTACGACATTTGATTATGATCTGGAGTCAGTCATCACGGGTGGTACAGCATCATACGCTTTCTCATTTAATGGCATACCGTTTTCGCCCACTGTGAACGACCTGTGTGTGGAGCAGGCTGGAGGCTGTTGCCCTGACCCCTGCCCCCTTGGACTCGGTCACCACTCCGATAAGAGTATGACAGAGTTCCCCAGCGTCAGTGGCAAAATTATCAGCACGGTCAAGTGGGTCGACCAAAACGGGGCGCAGATTCTTTGCGTGGAGTGGACTGTAAAAGCATAGAACAAGTAGTCCATAAATACAATAGCCTGTGAGAGTGTACGGGAGAAGACAAATTGTTTTTTCAAATGGAAGATACCAACTAAGACAAAGTGTCTCAAATACCAAATGAAAAAGATGATACTTTTTTTTAGTTGCTTCTTTCAGAATGAAGGTAACCAAAGTCATCCTGCTGTCTGTAGTTGTTGTCTTCCTTTTAGCCATGCTTGGCGTCATTGCGAAGGGAAGCGTACAGGGCTTTGTTGGAGGCTTTGGTGATGCTGGCGCGCCCCCGGTTGCATCTTTCACGATGTACTATGCTGATTGGTGTCCTCACTGCAAAACTGTAAAACCCGAGTTTGAATCCTTCTCTAAGAATGGCGTTGTCACCGTAAATGGCAAGAATG